ATGTTGCTTGAAGCTTCTGGCAAGTTGAGCAACATTCCATTCCTCAGCAAGAAAGTGAGGTTTCCTAATGCCAGAGATCTGAAAGACTTCAAGGCAGCAGGGCTGAAAGAAGTCACCCCCACGTTTGCTGTGTCACATGACCGGGAACGGCTTCTTGGAAAAGTCACGGCCTCTGTCAAGACTATGGATCCTGTGTATCGCTACAAGCGATTATTGAGCTATTTGTCTTTGACTGCCCACCATCCTGACATCTATCAACAGTTGTCCAAGATCATGAAGAACACTGGGTCTCTAAAGAGGGCAGCCAACAGCATGAAAATGCCGGTGCCGTCCTATGAGAAGGTGCTCCGTGATTGGTACAAACCTGATGCTAGGTTTGTTGTGAATGACATTGATGATGACTTTGATGAGTTGAAACCAGATAACAACATCATATCCTATGGCACTGTGTCATTGTGGGACAGTTTGATGGGAGGTTTTGCTCTCATTCCTGACATGGTTAATCCAACACTGTTTAATTTTGGCCATGTGAGAGCCTTACAAAGTCAAATGGCAAGGGTCACTTCCTGGCCAATGGATTTGATGGCTCTTCAGAATGGTGCCGTGGGGCCAGCTGATCTTCAAATGATGTTGGCCAAAACATGTTATGGTTTTCTTGACCCCTCCATCTATGTTCAGATGTCAGGAAGCCCGAATTTTTCCTCATTACTTGTGAGGCATTGGATGTACATGTGGTATGTTGAAAAGATACGGCCTAATAGGTCGTACTCCCTTGTGTCAACCCTTTCAAAGAAAGTTTCGGCACTTTCTTTCATGATCAATGGCAAAGTTCACATGGAAGCTAGAGTTGGTTACACAGCCTTCTTGGATGTGTTTGTGGTGGGACTTCTGGGTTTCATTAGTTTACCACCTTTGTTTGAATGGATATCAGCAATTTGGTTGCCGAATTTTTCAATGTGGGTGGACCGACTCATGTACAGTGTGTATGCCAAGTTCTGGACCTCGCTTCCACCTAATTACAATGATGTTGGCATCTTCCTTGATTCACTTTGGGAGAAGGGCTCCAATTTTATCTTGTCGGCACCAACAGGTACTGGCAAGACAACTGCTTTTGTCAGGTACCTAGCTCTCAGAGAGGGGTCCCGTTATGACAAGATCATCGTGATAGAACCTCGTAGCGCTATAGTGAAAACTGTGGTGCCTTACGTTACCAGTGTGATGAACCTTTCTGCCAGTGGTTTAACAAGTGGCATGGTCCTTGATGAATCTAAGAAAATTTGGTACATGACTGCCCAGGAATGGTTATTGCACCCTTCTTGGCATAAAAAGAATTTTCTTGTCGTTGTGGATGAATGCCACATTTCAGAGCCTGCGTACGCATTGATCAAGATTGAACTCATCAAATTGAGGGTGAAAACAATTTTTGCTTCCGCCACTCCACCTAACAATTTGATGACGTTGCCAATCATTGAACTCAACACAGCAAAAATATGGCGGGTTTTCCGGGTGAACCATGAAAACATGGAAGCCAGAGGGTCCAGACAATGTCTGGACGATTTTAGGGACCAAGCAATTTCACTTGTTCATTCTTTACCTTTGTCATCTGTGTCACTGGTCTTTGTGACCAGTGTTGGTGAGGCTTTATCAATGAGTGGCAACATTTCACGAAAATGTGTCATTTTGAGTGCCTCATCAGATCTAGGTGACCTTGCAGATGCACAGGTTATCTTGGCCACATCTGTTGCAGATGTTGGTGTCACCCTTCCTAATGTCGACACTGTGATTACGCCTGACATCGGCTTCACTTTGTCCCATTCTCTCACTGAGTCGTCAAGGCGGTTCTTCAAATTGAGTGACGCCGCTCTCTTGCAACGGTCTGGGCGCACTGGCCGGACCAATCA